ACAAGGAAAATATCTTTCTTTGCCTCGAATATTTAATAACAAACCACAGGACTCTTTAGGATCTTGGTCTTTCGCATGAACAAGTGCTTCTTCTTTCCAATTCATGCTATAAACGTACCAATCGAAGGAAACTCTGTTCTAGTACATTGTCTTTTGGGTGCTCTTATACCAGCAAGATCAAATACTGCTGCAAGTTCAAATTGTACAACTTCTCTATTTTCTGCTGATTTTCTATCTATTTTGTAAATCTCTTGAGGAAATTCTGCGGTAGGGTCTGGTGTGCCTAATGGATTTGTACTGTCAGGAAAATTAACAGCATCAAGATAACGTGCCAAAGTTCTAATTCTGGTCACAGTAGCCCCTGTTAAATCATTTCCTGTTGTTACCTGATTAACATTTAACAAGATAGCTGTAATAGTTCCAAGAGCATTACTGACTGTCAAAGTAGGCCTGGGAAGTTGACCTTTTTTAAAAGCAAAACCCTCTGCTTGTATTGGCATTTTTATATATTGATTACCAGCCCAAATAATATCTCCATTAGCATTTAAACTTGTTCCATTATGGAATCTGTAAGTCTGAGCAGAACCATGCAAAGTTGCATCAGTTGTTAATGTAAATAATTCAATTATTGCTGAAGGATTGATCTTTTGTAGATCAGTAATAATCGGAGCAGTGCTCATGGTTCAAATACTTCTCTAAATGTTACCTGTATTGTAGCCCTATTGTTATATGGTATAGATTTCGACCAATTTTCGCAAACAAACTTTTGTGCAGCAGCTTCTCCAGGAGCAGTAAAATCAAAGCTATCACTATCGTTTGCACGGGCATCAAGGAAGGTTTCTATTTCATCTGCTTCTACTTCAGAAACTTCAAATGTAAAGCTATAAGTTTTTGGATTTTGGTGTTCTGCTAATCCAAATAATATTCGATGCTCAAAACCATCAGCAAAACGAACTGTTCTAGTTAAAGGAGCAGATTTTTTTTGCTGGCCATAAATAGGCTTTATCGAGGGAAACGTAGCCATTATGCAAGTAATCCTCCTGGTCTTTGTTGCTGTATTATTTCAGATTGTACTGCAACTGATATAAGACGGCCAAGCTCTCTTCCATCTCTTTCGCTCCCCTCAACAGAGGAACCAGAAGCATCTACATTTACTACAATACTTGTTGAACCTCCCATATCTGAATTAGGAACTATTCTTCCTCCTGTGTTTGGAACAAACATCTCAGGTCCACGTTCTCCAACCATATAACTTTTTCCTGTACTAACAGGGCCACCATTTGCTCTGAAAAACCGTGAGTTAGGAAATAAACTACCCAAGAGAGCATTAACACCAAAGCTAATTAATTGTCTGGATATTTCACTAAATACGCTACGAGCAACATCTCCTAAAGTTTTTGTTCCATCTATAGCACCTTGAATAGCATCTACCAATCCACTTTCTATTGTATCTCCAATACTACTGTATAAATCTCTTACTTTTTCTGCATTTTCAACAAGTCGTTTTGCCTCTGTATTTTCATCAATAAGTTGTTTTATATTTATTTCTCCATTTTCTATTTTTTCTAACTCTGCTTCTGAAGCTGACTCTTTAAATTCTGCAATTCGTTTTTCTAGCTCTGCCTGTTCAAATCCTATCGCTAATATTCTTTCGTAGTGCTCTGTTTGTTTTACAAGTTTTTCTAACTTAGTTTTTTCTAAATTAATATCAAAAGGATCTCCACTTCCAGTTCCATCTGTAGTCTGTGGAACTCCTAAGAAACTAGGAAGGTTTTTATTTAATATATCTTTTGATACTTCTGTTAGCTGTCTAGTAAGCTCTTCTCTTAAATCCCCAGAAAATGTTAAAGCTATATCGCCTCCTAATTCGTTTATTATTCTTCTTTCTTCTCGTGCATACGTTTCTGGATCTACTTCCTGTGCCTTTTGTCGTATTCTAAGACCTCCAACAGAATCTACAAACTTAGTAGCTAACTTAATAATGGTTGTAAACGCAGGAGCTAAATCAGCTTTAAATTTTAATACTAGCTTTCCAACTGCATCATCAAATTCATCAAAAGAACTGTCTAGTTTTTTCAAGTTATCTACACCTAATGTTCCTATGGTTGCTGCAAACTCTTTTTGTACCAATTCTAGTGCTTCTGTTTTTCTTCCTGCTTTAATTAGTGCCTCTATCTGTCTTTCTGTAGATTCACTTACCTTAATTCCTGTGTCTTTTAATTTTTGTAAACCTTCTGTTGGATCTTTTAAGGCATCTCCCAGTTCTCTTGCACTATTAGCAAATTCTGTTATTTGAGATGCTACAGCAGTAGCAGCAATAGACCCCGCAAATCCACCGCCAGGACTTGCTGCCTCTCCTAACGCACCACCAAGTAGACCAGGTATGGCTTGTCCTATACCTCCACCAAATAACAAAGGAAAACCACCACCAATAGCAGCACTTTTAATAACACTACCAAAACGCTTACTTGCCATCTTCTGTTGCATTTCTCTTTCTCTTTTTAGTTTCTTCTCTTCTGCTAATCTTTCTTTTGCCAAACGTAAGTTTTCAGCATCTTTTAAATTCAATAACTGTGCTTCATTTACTAAGTTTTTTGCAGTTCTGAACTTTCCCTTCGCTACTAAATCTTCAGCTTGTCTTAACTTGGCTCGTCTTTTGTCTGTATTTAAACCAAATCTATCTAGTTCGTTTAATTTATTTCTAGTAGTTTCAATAGATTTTAGTACTGTTAGTTCTCTACCTCTTTTAAATATTGGGTCTTTTTCGTTTTTTCTTTTGGCTTCTTTGGTAAATCTTTCTAATTTTTTCTTTAACGTGTTAAGTTCTTGCTCAAAATTCTGAGCATTTAGCTTTATATTTACTTCGTAAATTGCATCGGCCATTTAACGTGCTCGTTTTGTTTGTGCTTCTTTTCTTATTTTGTCATATTCTGCCTTTTCTCGCTCACTTTTTATTTCTAAATATGAACTCCAATAAATTAACTCTTCGTGAGTTACTTTTTCTCTAAACTCCTGGATCGTATAACCTAGCTTTTCACACAAGAAAAACTGTAGATATAAATAGTTATCTTCATTCAGATGTGCTTTTTGAGTTTACGGTATCTACCTCCTCCACAGCACCTTGAATTTTAAACATAATATCTGTCAAAACTGATAAAGGTATTTCTCGTCTAAGGCTTGCACGATCAGCTTCGCTAAATAGTTTTTTGCCTTCTTTATCTTCGGCTTTGTTTATTAGAACCTGTAAAGCGTATTCTAAATTATCAGTTTCATTAGCCTTGTTCATCGCATGAAGAGTTTGGTAAATGGTGTCTCTATCTGCAATAGTTAGTGGCTTCCAGTATATTTCTAGGATTACCACTCCTTCTTTTTTAATAATGTAACGGCTTACATTGTCAACGCAAAATGCTTCTTTTAGCTTGTCAATAGCTCTTTTGTCAGCCATAAATTAATTTTTCTGTACTACTATAATATACCTTAATATCTTTACTTTGTCTTGAATCCAGCCGATTGAAAACCCATATTTATGTCATTATTTACAAATCCGTCATGTGCTAAATACACTGTTATCCAGTTTGGGTTTTGATCTCTTGAAGTTAATGTATGACCTTTTCTTCCCTTAGTGCCTTTTTTATGTTGTTCATAAGTCACTGGATTTCCTGCTGTATCAGGCATAGTCGCTCCTGGCCTGTTTATTGCAAAACCAGCGTATGATGCTTTGTTTCCTATGTAAATAATATTACTTAAAGAAGTTTTTATTACTTCTGGTCTGCCTGGAACTCTATTTGTTTGAACAGGGTAGAAAGTTTGATCCATAGGTGTACCACCATCTCCACCAGAAACTCTTTGAGACTTACTGCTTGGAGGGTTACAATCCACAGCATTGTTATTTGGTCTGTCATTGAATTGGCTAGGTAACTGTTTATCTCTATCTTCTTTAAATCTCGAAGAGTCTGTAGGCTTTACTGGACTTGTTGATACAACCCAACTTTGAGCAAAGTGACCTGTCCACCACGGACCAGCACTTTGTAAACCAAATATCATGTGTGATGCAGATTCAGCTAAAGCTGTTTCAACTTTTTCTTTTATATCATCAGGTAATTGAGTTATAGGTCGTACTTTTCTAGCCATTTGCACTAAAGTTACAGCTTACTACACTTAAAAAGTGACTATCAGCCTCAGTTATTACTGATGTTGGACCTACTATTTGAGTAACTCTTGGAGTGCATGAAAAAGTATCTGTATAATCCGATTTGTTTACAGAAGTAAGACCTGTAATTACCGATTCTGATATTGCAGATGCTACAGCAGATCCTTTATGAGGAGGTGTCATTACACCACATCTAACTGAACCTTGATAATAAGTTTGGGCTGCTCCTTGAGGTTGTGCAGTGGCTTGAGTAAAGTTAATATTTACCATTACATATTTTTTATTTTTTCCTGGAGTCGTAAAAGGCATATTATCAAATACAACTGTAACTGTATTATCAGCATTAGTTACTGCTGTTTTTATAGCTGTTTCTATAGCTGCTCTAGCATTTACTAATGTCATTAGAAAACAATCCTCAAACGAAATAAATATTCTTGACCACCTTTTAGCGTTCTTATATCCATGATTTTAGCAAACCTAGTCGAACCAGAAAAAGTAAGTGATATTTCGTCTTGTAGAACGGGTTGACTATTGCCTATTTGATCTGGAGTAATATAGAGCCTAGCTGTGTTTTCTTGAAAACCACTTTCCTCATCTGAGTCTACAAATTCTATAGGTGCTTTTATTGTGTAGCTTACATCAGTTGTCGTTAATGCTCCTGTAGATGGATTATAAACAGGAGAGGTTTTTCTAATATAAGTAATTTCTGTGTCTAATGAGTCTCCTAATTGAGCAACTACCTGTTTGGCTACATTTTTTAGTATCGAATCTAATTGTCCTGCCATTATCCTCTAACCGCCCTTAGTTGGAAACTGCCAGCACCACCTAACATATACGCTCCAAGATAACTTTGTAGCCAGGGGTAAACATCTAAAATATTATTTATAGATCCAGTTCCCTGACTTGCAGTATTGTACTTAACTTGAATATCTCCTAGTTTTACTTCTTCAAAATTACCATCTTTACCAGTAGTTCCTGTAATAGCATCAGTATCATTTGCTAATGCCCTGGCTAATTCATATTGTGCATACTTTATGTTGTTTGGTATTGCAGTACAAGCCAGTTCTACTCCATCTACCTGATAATTATTTCTGGGAAACTTTAATGCCTGACTATCATCACATCTATCGCCATAAAAAACCAAAGTATCAATCCATCTTGTAGCTGATATTAATGCTCTTTTCTTTTGATCGTCTGTTTTATTTGTCCAAGTTGAAGAGTCTGGAGAGGTATCGAAGTAATCGTTAGCTTCAGACAAAGTGACATAGCTATTAGCAGTTTCACTTTTTAAAGTTGCAATTATGGTAGCTGCCACGATTTT